TTTACAAGCATACAAGTTTTTCAATTGCACCCACAAGATGGCAAACCAACAAACACAAGTTTTACATATATTAATCCTCTAGTAGACAGTTGGGATCATCAGCAAGCTGATACAGCATCTACAGCGTTTAGTTCAAACTCAATGAGATTCAGTTATGAAGCAGTCATTATGGACAGAAACTTCACTGATGTAGGTGTAGTGCCGGCAGGATTTGGAGATTCAAGATACGACACCTCACCTAGTCCTTTGAGTATAAACGGCGGCGGCTCAAGTAGTTTTTTTGGAACTGGAGGTGTGTTAGCAGGAACAACTGCTACCATTAACAATCTCCAGCAAGGTAATGTTTTAGGTGCTCTAATTACTGGTGCTAATACTTTTAGAAACGCAAGGAATTTAAGTTTTAGTAGTCTTGTGTCTGAAGTAATTGCTGGGGGAGAAAATTTATTAGTTGATGCTGTTGGCAATGCAAATTTTACAAGTGCAGCATCCTCTAGAGGTGTTACAAACGCACGACCTAAGGTATTTTAATTATGACAGAAATTCAACAAATACTACAAGACTCTTTAGTAGAAACTAGAGAAGTTTTCAGTAATCAAAACAAAAAATCAATAAGTTTTCCAAGTAATTCAGTAGATGCTGTTGTTGGATTTTTTCAATCACGTGGATTTGAAACTACTGCTGCTCAAAGTGTTGCAAGTGTGTTGTTGACACAAGCTAAAGTTGATGGTGTAAATATTATGGAACTTTTAGAAGATATTAAAACACTTGACAGAATTAAACTTACTGATTTAATTACAGCTATACTAAATGCTAATAGATCAAAAATTAGCAAAATTGGTGTGAAAAAAATCAATAACAGTGCAGAGAATTTAACAGCAAGAAACATCATAGTATAATGGCCAAATATGCTCAAGGAAAATATAATCTAAAAAACCCTGAAAAATATATGTCAAATAGAACACCAACTTATCGTAGTAGTTGGGAGTTTGCATTCATGCGTTTTTGCGATGAACATCCAAGTGTAGAAAAATGGGCAAGTGAAGCAGTAAAAATACCTTATCGAAATCCATTTACTGGAAAACAAACTATATATGTGCCTGACTTTTTTATTGTATACACAGATGCAAACAGTAAAAAGCATGTTGAATTAATAGAAGTCAAACCGTTTAATCAAACAGTTCAAGAAAAAGCTACAAGCAAAAATAATAGAGCACATTATTTGTTAAATCAAGCAAAATGGTCAGCTGCAAATGCATATTGTAAACAAAATAAAATACGCTTTAGAGTAGTTACTGAAAATGATATCTTTCATACAGGAAGAAGAGGATAATATTTTATACTAAATAATAGTAGTATTTAATGGAAACTATTATGACTAAAAAACTTGAAGATTTGTTAAATTTACCTGATTCTAAAGAAATAATTGAAGAAGAAAAAACACAATCTGTGCCTGCAGCACATCAAGATACTGTGAGAGATATTGCTGACTTAGATAAAATTGAAGCTGCACTACCGCAGGTAAAAGGTTTAGGCGAATTAGCAGATGCAGAACTCAACGAAGTATCTGAAAAAGCAATGCAAGCATATGAAGATTTAATGGACCTCGGTATGAATGTTGAAAGCCGTTACAGTGGTAGAGTATTTGAAGTTGCAGGCACTATGCTTAAAACAAACCTTGATGCTAAAGTTGCAAAATTAGATAAAAAACTTAAAATGGTAGAACTACAACTTAAAAAAGAAAAAATGGATAGAGATAATTTTGCTAGTCCTACCGGAATGACCGAAGGCGAAGGCTATGTAGTCACAGACAGAAATAGCTTGTTAGAACGTCTTAAAGGGCTAGATAAAGATAAATAAGTTATATAGGAAAATTACAATGAAAAGTTTTACAGAATATCTAACAGAAACACATAAAGTGTATCCATTTAAAATTGGCATTGCAGGAGAACTTCCTGACAAGTGTGAAGAAAATCTTAAAAAATGCCTTGAAAAATATGCTGTAAAAAGTTTGTCAGCGCCAAAGAAAACTCCGATTCAAGAGCGTCCACTAGACTTTCCACAATTGGAAAACTGCGAAGTGTATTACTATGAAGCAGAATTACAGTATCCAAGCACCCCAGACTATATTCAAGAATATATTGGAAACTGTTGCGGTATTGAACAAAGTCATATCATTGTAAGAAGTCCTACCGATCCAAGAGAAGAATATCAAGAGAAAAAAGATGATGGTCCGTATGAGCCTATGTTAACCAAAGAAGAGTTAGAAGGCGTTTCTGCACAGGACCAAGCAGGCGAATCACGTATTATGGATTTGCTAAAAGAATTAGAAACTGCACGTAAAGAAAGAGCAGATGCACAAGATGGATTTAAAATGGAAACAACAAAAGAAGATCCACAAAATAACAAAAGCACAATAGGGAGCTAATTATGAGCAATATGTTAGATATCTTAAGAAACTTTGATGCAGTTGAAAAATCAGTTGCAGAATGTCCTCCGGAAGCTGATGGACAAATGGGTCAACAACCAAGTATTAACATTGCATTAAACGATGCAGAACAAATGGCACAACTACTTCAAGCACTACAAATGGTGCAAAATGCTGAAGCACAAGAAGAAGAAGTTGAAGAATATGACAACGAGCCAGAAGAAGAATATATGGATCTTGACGATGTGCTACCAAGCGGTGATGACTTGCATAAAAAGAAAACTATGTATCCACCAGCAAGCCAAGGCGATAATCCAATGGCAATGGAATCAATCAAAGATCGTTTATGGCAAGCATTAGAAGAAAAAAAAGCAAAACCAGACTTCTTAGATATGGACAAAGATGGCGATAAAAAAGAACCAATGAAAAAAGCCATCAAAGATAAAAAAGCAAAAAAAGGCAAAATGCCTCCGCAGTTTAAGAAATAACTCATCCCCCCAGATACTTCAATAGCGCCTGTTGGCGCTATTTTTTTGAATAAATATTGCTATGGCAACATCATTAGACGGCGTATTAATTAAAAAAGCCAACAAACAAGAAACATTTACAGAAGCACAAGTAGAACACTTACTAAAGTGTATGGATCCTGATGATGGATATTTGTATTTTGCAGAACACTTTGCTCATATACAACATCCTGTAAAAGGACAATTACTTTTTGACCCATATGAGTATCAATTAGGATTATTAGAAAGTTATCATAATTTTAGATTTAATATTAATATGATGCCTAGACAAACAGGAAAGACTACATGTGCAAGTATCTATTTGTGTTGGTATGCTATGTTTAATCCAGATCAAACTATTCTTATTGCAGCACACAAATACACAGGTGCTCAAGAAATCATGCAACGTATTAGATATGTATACGAAACCTGTCCAAACTACATCCGTGCAGGTGTTACAAGTTATAACAAAGGCAGCATAGAATTTGAAAACGGATCACGTATTATTAGCCAAACCACTACAGGTAATACAGGACGTGGTTTATCTATTTCCTTACTATACTGTGACGAGTTTGCGTTTGTGCAACCTAACATTGCGGAAGAGTTTTGGACTTCAATATCTCCTACTCTAGCAACAGGTGGTCGTGCTATTATTACTAGCACACCTAACTCAGACGAAGATACTTTTGCTACTATTTGGAAACAAGCAGAAGATAAATTTGACGAATACGGTAATGAAAATAATGTTGGTATAAACGGATTTCATGCATTTAGGGCAGACTGGTGGGAACATCCTGATCGTGACGATAAATGGAAAGCAGAAGAAATTGGGCGTATTGGTGAAGAAAAATTTAGACGTGAATATGGCTGTGAATTTTTAGTATTTGATGAAACTTTAATTAGTAGTTTGCACCTTACTGTAATGGAAGGTGTTTCTCCTGTAATAAACATGGGACAAACACGTTGGTATAAAAAACCAGAACCAGGAAAAAATTACGCTGTAGCACTAGATCCAAGTATGGGCACTGGAGGAGATAATGCCGCTATACAAGTTGTAGAGTTACCAAGTTATGAACAAGTAGCTGAATGGCAGCATAATACAACCAGTATACCAGGACAAATTCGTGTGCTTAAAGACATATGCACATACTTAGAAACAGAAAGACATGACGATAATGGAATTTATTGGAGCGTTGAAAACAACGGTCTTGGAGAAGCTGCACTACTTGTCATTCAAGATTTAGGCGAAGAAAATATTCCAGGACTGTTTATAAGCGAACCTATACGCAAAGGTCATGTGCGCAAGTTTCGTAAAGGGTTTAATACAACTCATAGTGCAAAAGTCACTGCATGTGCAAGAATGAAAACTATGATTGAAAATGAAAAATTAAAAATACATAGCAAGCCATTTATAAGTGAACTCAAAACATTTGTTGCAACAGGAAGTAGCTATCAAGCAAAACCGGGTGCAACTGACGATTTGATTAGCAGTATGTTACTTGCATTACGTATGATTGGAGTGATGAAAGATTGGGATCCATCAATCTATAATAGTTTCACACAAATGGAATCCTCTATAGACGAAGATTACGAAATGCCAATGCCTATCTTCGTTAGCAGCAACTATTGATAAATACTTTACTATGAATAAGTTTAAAACATTTGCATCTGATATGTTCAATAAAATTAGAGGACGTTTTACCGACGTTACCATTGGTGACGAAAATGGTAATGTAACAAATATACCTGAGGATGCAAGGTTTTTTGAGTTCAGTTACAACGCTCAAGGCAATGAATTGGGCAAAGTAAGTGTATCGTTAGACGAAGAAAATGGCGTAACAGTAATTGTTGCAAAAGATTTAGTGTTAAATCAAGTAGAAGCAATACAAGATGATTGGTATAATTTTTTAAAAGAATTAAGATATTTTGCCAAAAAACGTATGCTTAAATTTGACGTTAGAGATATTAACAAATCAAACCTAGACAAAAGAGATTATGAATACTTAGCGCAAAATCGCCCCGGAGAAAATACAATGTCAGAATCTAAAATGTATGGTAACGAAACAAGAAGTTATCAAAAAATTGGAAAGGCAAGAATAGCAATCAAGCATTCTGCTCCAATCAATGTAGAAAGTTCTAATAGCAGAACCAGCAAAATTGGCTCAATTTATATTGAATCACCAACAGGTGAAAGATTTAAATATCCATACAAGCATTTAGCTGGTGCAAGAGCAATGGCATTACATGTAAACGAAGGCGGTCATATGTATGACGACTTTGGCAAATACATCTCCGGTTTGTCAGAAGAAATGTCTAAATTGCGCAAGTTTAGCCAATACATGAATCGCAGTAGTGTAATGGCAGAAACATTAGAAGGCTACACAGATATTGTAAAAGGGCGTATCAAAGAAGTAAGACAAGAAATACAAAACTTACAAAAACCAGGCTATTACAAAGAAGCAAGTGAAAACTATGAAGTTGCTGTCATGGAAGAAGTTCCAACCAATGTATCTGATGCATGGGTTGATCAACTTACTATCAAGCAGTTTAACGAAGAATTAAAAGATGTGTTTCCATACATTTATAATTTAGTAGGCACAAGCGTAGTAGAAACAATTGACTTAGATGATATATTAGACGAAGGCTATATGAAAGGCTATAAAGAATATCATTGTAAAGACTGCGGATGCCAAATGCACAACTGTAAACCAGGATGTGATTGTTCACATGATTCTCATGACGAAACTGGTTCGTGGTGGAGAGACGCAGACGGCAATGGTGTTCCTGATGCATTTGAATCAACAAACAAAGTTGACTACAATAGAATTGTAGAATTAGCAATTGATAAACTAATGGGTCAGTTTGCTGAAGAAGTAAACGAAGCAAAAGCAAAACCAGGGTATTGCTCAGACGATTGCTGTGGTGCAGACGTAAAAGCAGAAGATTGCACATGTGCTCCAACATGCGAACACTGTGATTGTAATAAAGATAAAAAAGAATCAGACGATGATACAATGGATGTCAAAGTAGGCCCACAAGGCATGGAACCAATGGATCAACCTCAACAACCAGAATTACCAATTGGAGAGTTCATTCTATCTTACTTTGATAGAGAAAACGGAACATTTCCTAAAGGCGAAACAGCAGTATTAACCATGGTAGAAAAGCAATACGGCGAGCAATATGTTGAACCGGCTGCTAAATTTATGAAAAAAGTAGAAACTACTATAGCACACAAAAAGGCTGAAGAAACGGCAAACAGCCGCTATCCAGAAACTGAACTGGCTAAACAAGGCGAAATTGGCGAACGTTCACAATTTGAATTATACAGAAATAGCATCGTATTGTATGATCCAACTACAATGGAAGTGAAAAGAACATATCCATTAGGTCATGGTAAACGAGCAAGCGCAGACGCAGAAAAATTAGACTTAATTGCTACTGACGGTGCTAAGTATATGGAACTTGTCAGAGACAAAAAACGTATGGCAGCACAAGACACTGAAAAATCAGCAGAGCTACCAAAAGCACAAGAACCAAAAAAACCAGGCGCACTAGATAGATTAAAATCGTTAGCCGGTTTAAGTTAATCGGCTAACTTTTTAATATTATTGTCAAAAAAACACTTGACAATGATAAATAGATTGTGTAGTATAACTATTATGTGCTACACACTTAGGCACAAATGCATAGGCAATTATAAGGAGGCATAACTATGGCATCATTAGCTGAAATTAGAGCAAAACTAAAAGAACAAGAGAACCGTGCATCAGGCACAAGTTCAAGCGGCGGCGACAACGCAATTTACCCATTTTGGAATATGAAAGAAGGCGACACTGCAACGTTGCGTTTCTTGCCTGATGGCGATGCATCAAACACTTTCTTCTGGAAAGAACGTTTGATGATCAAACTTCCATTTGCGGGTGTAAAAGGCGATACAAGTTCACGCCCAGTTCAAGTGCAAGTTCCATGTATGGAAATGTATGGTGAATCTTGCCCAATCCTACAAGAGGTGCGTGGTTGGTTCAAAGATCCAAGTCTTGAAGACATGGGTCGTAAGTATTGGAAAAAGCGTTCTTACATCTTCCAAGGTTTTGTTGTAGATGATCCATTAAAAGAAGATTCTCAACCAGAGAATCCCATTCGTAGATTCATCATTGGTCCACAAATTTTCCAATTAATCAAAGCAGCACTAATGGATCCTGATATGGAAGAACTACCAACAGATTATACTGCTGGTGTAGATTTCCGTTTGTCAAAAGGAACCAAAGGCGGTTATGCAGATTATGGCGCAAGTAATTGGGCACGTAGAGAGCGTCCACTAGGTGATGCAGAGATGGCAGCAGTAAACACACACGGTCTGTTTAATCTAAACGACTTCCTTCCTAAAAAACCAGGCGAAGTTGAGCTTAAAGTTCTTACTGAAATGTTTGAAGCAAGTGTAGACGGTGAAGTATATGATCCAGATCGTTGGAGCAATTATTTCCGTCCTAGCGGAATGGCTGCACGAACAGGTGACCCAGTAGCACAAGCACCAGCAGCACCAACACCTTCTCCAGTAGAAGATGACATTCCTTTTAAGTCAACTGAAGAAGCAGCAGCAGAAGCAGCACCTGCTCCAGCAGCAGCACCTGCTGAATCTGCAGGCGGCGCAAGCGACATTCTTGCAATGATCAGAGCACGTCAAAATCAGTAAAAACAACGCTGTAGGCTTGTTTTTTAGTAAACAAGTCTACAGCCTTTACGCTTTTTAGGAGGTATGTATGGCTACAAAATCTTTTGATCCTAGTAAGTTTAGGACACAACTTACAAAGAGTATCACTGGTATGAGTGCAGGCTTTAATGATCCAACAGATTGGATCAGCACAGGTTCTTATGCACTTAACTATTTAATTAGTGGAGACTTTAAAAAAGGTATTCCACTAGGTAAAGTGTCTGTTTTTGCAGGAGAAAGTGGCGCAGGTAAAAGTTACTTTTGTTCTGGAAATATTGTAAAACATGCACAAGATCAAGGTATTTTTGTTGTTCTTATTGACAGCGAAAATGCATTAGACGAAGCATGGTTGCAAGCTCTTGATGTAGATACATCTGAGAGCAAACTACTTAAACTAAACATGTCAATGATCGATGACGTTGCTAAAACAGTATCAACATTTATGGCAGATTACAAAAGCATGGATGAAGACGATCGTCCTAAAGTATTATTTGTTATTGATAGTTTAGGTATGTTGTTGACACCTACTGATGTTGATCAGTTTAGCAAAGGTGACATGAAAGGTGACATGGGTAGAAAGCCCAAGGCACTTACTGCATTGGTCCGTAATTGTGTAAACATGTTTGGTTCACACAACGTTGGACTAGTTGCAACTAACCATACATATGCATCGCAAGATATGTTTGATCCGGATGATAAGATTTCAGGCGGTCAAGGCTTTATCTATGCTTCTAGTATTGTTGTTGCCATGAAGAAGCTAAAATTAAAAGAAGATGCAGATGGTAATAAAACTAGCACAGTCAACGGTATTCGTGCAGGGTGTAAAGTTATGAAAACACGTTACGCTAAACCGTTTGAAGGTGTGCAAGTAAAAATTCCTTATGAAACAGGAATGGATCCATATAGTGGACTTTTTGATTTGTTTGAAGCAAAAGGTCTATTAGAAAAACAAGGTAATCGCTACAAGTATATTGATAGCGCCGGAGAAGAAACACTAGAATATCGCAAGAACTGGACAGGTGAACTACTCGAAATGGTCATGGCAGATATGCCGCAAAAAGAAGCACAGATGGTAAATACCGACAATGCAATCGAAGAAGTTGTAGACCATGACGAGGAGCCTGTAGTCAATGAATGAAGATCAAATAGTTGATGTTTGGAACTTGTTTAAAAATTATTTAGACAAAAAACAAATCGATATTGTAGCAGAAAAATTTATTGATATGTTAGCAGACTATGGTGTTGATGATTTAACATTAAAAGAATGCTTAGGCACAGATAAAATTTTAGATGCCGCAATACAATACTATTTAGAAGATGACAGCGATGTTGACTACGATGATGACTACGAATGGGATGAATAATGGGATGGTATTCTGAAGTATCAAGAAACATTGGCAAAATTCCTTCTGCAATACAACACTTTGAAACTGAATTAGATTTAGCAAGAAAAGAATGTAAGTTAGTAGGTAATGTTGAAAAAGCAGCAGCTGAAATGCCAGGTATTGTTGAACATCGTTTCAATCAACTTCAAGAAATTGAAGCAATTCTAAACTATTTAAATATAGAGCTACGCAGATTGCGTAGCTCTTATTTTAAAAAATATCTTGAAAACTATCAACGTGCATTAAGCAGTCGCGATGTAGAACGCTACGTAGACGGAGAAGCTGACGTTGTTGATTATGAAAAGATTATAAACGAATTTGCATTATTACGTAACAAATGGTTAGGCGTTTTAAAAGCTCTCGATCAAAAGCAATGGCAGATAACTAATGTTGTAAAATTACGTGTAGCAGGAATGGAAGACGCGACATTATAATGGCACATAGTAAAGAATATTTAAAAGAACTTGAAAAGTTACATAGTAAGTCTGCATTTGGAAGTGGTAAAGAAATACCAAAACCTGTTGTAGAATTACTTGACTCAGGCGAAATACAAAGTATGTTAGACTTTGGTAGTGGTAAAGGTCTAACATCATTAACAATAAAAGAAAAATATCCACATATTAAATTATACACATATGATCCAGTAACAAGTCCTATACAGTTGCCAGATCAAGTTGATTTAATATATAGTAGCGATGTTTTAGAGCATATAGAACCCGACTTATTAGAAGCTACATTAAAAGATCTTTTTGCAAGAGCACAAAAATATCAATATCATCTAATTGCTTGTCATCCAGCTAAGAAGAAATTAAGTGATGGTAGAAATGCACACTTAATTATTGAAGAACCTACATGGTGGAAACATAAACTTTCTGAGTATAAATGGAATACACAGTATGAAAAAACTACAAAGAAAAAACTTGTAGAAAAATTTGGAATCTATGTTCAAAAGTATATTACAGTGTTAAAAAAATGAAATTAGTTTATAACTATTGGATGCCTAATTCAGATAATCATTTCGAACGCTTGATTGCAAAGCGTATCAAAAAAGGTGGGCCGCCTGAATATCAAGACGATGTAAGAGATGTAGCGTATAGATACGTTGATGATTTTAGTTTAGCAATTGATGTTGGCGCAAATGTAGGCTTATGGGCAAAACCTTTAACTAGAAAATTTGATCGTGTAATTGCATTTGAACCACTCGAACAAGTATATACTTGTCTTGAGCGTAATGTAAACGGATTGCCAGTCGATATCAATAGATTTGCATTAGGCAGTGTAAACAGCACAGTTGAAATGGTATACGATGCAGAAAACACAGGTGGTAGTTTTGTAAGTGAAGTTGGCACTGGTAGTATACAAATAAAAAGATTAGACGATTTAAATCTGCCAAAATTTGGATTACTTAAAATAGATTGTGAACGACATGAACTTGAAGTTTTAAAAGGTGCAATGAACACAATACTTAAATACAAACCAATTATAGTTTGTGAACAACAAGCCGACACAAATGAATGTGCAGGTATGTTTTTAAAATCATATGGTGCATACGAAATTACCAATGTCAGAAAAGACTATATCTTTGGGTGGCGTTGATTAAATATCTTTATGACAACAGTATTTGTATCTGGCGGATTTGATCCACTTCATAGCGGACATATTGAATATTTTAAAGCAGCAAAACAATTAGGAGACACTCTCGTAGTTGGAGTGAATAGCGATCCATGGTTGGTTCGTAAAAAAGGGCAAGCATTTATGCCCTTTGAAGAACGTGCTAAAATTATTGAAAATTTAGAAATGGTTGACAACGTAATGCTAGTTTCTGACGATGATACAGGAGGAACTAGCAAAGCTATTGGATATTTACTACAAACAACTACTGGAAAAATAATTGTTGCTAACGGTGGAGATAGAATCAACGGAGACATACCGGAACAAAAAGTATACGGTAATCATCCTGATGTTGAGTTTGTTTTTGGTGTAGGTGGAGAAGATAAAAAGAACAGCAGTAGTTGGATTCTAAAAAACTGGGACAAGCCTATAACTAAACGTGCTTGGGGTGAATACAAGGTATTAGATCGCAACGGCGAATGGCAAGTCAAAGAACTTACATTTTACCAGGGCAAATCTCTTAGCGATCAACGACACTTTAAACGCAGTGAACACTGGCACGTTGTAGACGGTGTTATTAATATGTTTTTACAAGACAAACGAGGTAACAAAACTAGCACCTTGCTAGTCCCAGGAGACAGTATTGATATACCTGTAGGTTGGTGGCATAAAGCAGTAAACATAGATAACAAAGATGCTAAAGTAATTGAAGTTTGGCTAGGCAAAGAGCTGACTGAAGATGATATAGAAAGAAGAGATTAATGAAAGTATTTGTAGGCTGGGACAGCAGAGAAGATATTGCTTATCAAGTTGCAAAGCAAACTATTATTGAAAAGTCTAGCATTCCGGTAGACATACAACCATTAAAACAAAAAGATTTGAGGAAAGCCGGCATATACACTAGACCTGTAGACGCACTTGCATCTACAGAATTTACCTTTACAAGATTTTTAATACCAGAACTGTGTAATTTTAAAGGTTGGGCACTTTTTATAGATTGTGATTTTGTGTTTTTAGATGATATAAAAAAGTTATACGACCAAAGAGACGACAAGTATGCTATAATGTGTGCCCAGCACGATTATACACCTAAGGAAGGTGTTAAAATGGACGGAAAGCAACAAACACAATATCCAAGAAAAAATTGGTCAAGCATGATGCTAATTAATTGTGAACATCCAGCAAATGCTGTTGTGACAAAAGATTTTGTAAATGACGAACGTAAAACTGGTGCGTTTTTACATAGATTTAGTTGGTTAAAGGACGAAGAAATTGGAGAAATTAGTCACGAATGGAATTGGCTTGTTGGTTGGTATAAGGAACCAGAAGACGGCACTCCAAAAGCATTGCACTACACCGAAGGCGGTCCGTGGTTTGAAGAATATCAAGACTGTGAATACGCAAAAGAATGGTATAAAGGAAAAGCAAACTATCTAGAATACGAACTAGAGGAATCAAAAAAAAAATTAGAAGCTAATATAAACAAAGTAATTACTGTTAATGATTTAAGTTATCCTCCTCATATCATAAATTACTTTAAAGCAAAAGTAAACAGTTGGATTGATCCTAGTGAAAACTATTTTAAATCTAAGGAAGAAATTAAAACATTTGAGGAAAATAAAATGGGAATCAAAGTTGCAGGCATAGCACCAACACAGGGCGAATTTAATTACGAAAAGAAAGGATTAGAATATGATCCTTATATTAGCGATTTTATAATCGGCTCCGGCG